AGCCTCATTTACAATAGATATGTTTGACATTGCATTTACTTCCTCGGCAATGTTTTCGAGGATTTGATCGTTTACGATATTTGACATTTTAAACTCCTTATTTAATTATCTAATATGTATATTATATCACACCAATTTGCAAATGTAAACGGTTTTTTGAAAAATAAACCGCCTTTTTTCTGTCATAAAAAAAGGGCGCCATTGCGACGCCCTTCTTCAGCATATTAAGCAGCTTTAGTTTGCTTTACCCCACGATAGACGTTGAATGCGTCTTTGTTAGGCTTGGCTTTAGCTTGCTTCTTAAGGTCTGCTGGATTGTATTTTATACCTCTATAGCAAAACATATTTACCTCCGGTTTTCTTATCGATTTCGTACATACGGAACTAAGCCGTACACCCTTCTCAAAGCGTTCCTTCGGAAACTTTCGGTCTCGTTCAGCTGAATGCTTACTTGCTATCCTCACGAATGTGAGAGGTTTTCAGGTTTCTTACTTCCGTCCCTATTGGGATGAACGTATTATTATTTATACAAGATATTTTCCCATAAAAAAATGCGAGGTTTTTACACCCCGCATTCATCACATTATATATAGTTTCTTATGAAACTTCTTCTTTTACTAAAGTAAAGATACCATAAGCAAGTGCCAACCAAGCTGCCCACCAAATTAAACCATTAAAAATGATTATTGATAGCGAAACTGCTACGATGACTGCTCCGTCCCATGATGTTCTTTCGGACCATCGGGCTAGTATCCAATCCTTTACTGAACTAAGCATGTCCATATATTTCTCCTATACTTTAAAGTCTGCGAATGTGTCGGGATTTTCACGTTCTCCAAACTTATTAATTGGTTTGTCCGGAGTCATATCATTCATAATCTCTGACTGCGCGGATTCTTCCACATCATATAATTTCATGCGGGAACGATCGATACCAATCACGAATCTTCGATATTTGGTTGGATCGTTATATCTATTTTTCAATTGCTTTACCATCATTTGACCTAACTCATCTAGTTCCTCTGTTGATATTAGAGCAAACATTAAATCAGCTGTCGCTGGTAAACCAAAAGATTCAGATGTATCCTCAAGTCCAAGGTCTGTATTACTATATCCCGCCCTTGTTGTCTGCGTTGCAGAAACTATTGGTACATTGAACTCTACTGCCAAACCACGTAACTCTTCAGCTATTGCTTTGACGTAACTATAAGTATTTATACTTCCACCTAACCCGCGCATACGGCTTGAAGCACAAATATTTAAATAATCTACATAAACCATATCAGGTTCAAAGTTTTTCTTTAATTTTAATTCATTTAACAAAGCTCGAAAATGACCAGTATGTGCTGAGCCAGTCGGATACTCTTTTACAATAAGTTTTCCAATGGCACCTTTTGCTATCTTACTAATCTTTTCGTTAAACACATTCTCTGGTAATGAACCTAATTGCTCTATTGGTAAATTCATAAGGTTTGCATCCACCCTTTCAGCAATTCTTTCTTCAGCCATTTCCAATGTGATGTATAAAACATTCTTACCTTGCTCTAATGCTGATGCTGCGCAATGACACATGAATAATGATTTACCAACACCAGTACCAGCTAAAGCTATGTTTAATGTTTTATTCGGTAAACCACCTTTTGTTATTTTATTAAAGTAATCCAAATCAAAAGGTATTCTATCTTCTTTTCGATTATAGAAATCAAACCTTTCCTCACTATTGTCAATATAATCATGACCTATTTGTTGGTCAAAGGAAACTCCAAGAGCATCAGATAATAATTCAGGTATAGCACCTTCAGACCTGATGTCATCTTTTCCATCTATGATTTGTATTGACTCCATGATAGCGTTATAAATGGCTTTTTCCTTACACCACTTTTCAGCTTCTTGGATTAGATATTCTGTATCAATATCAGATTTTTCTCTTATAGCATCAATAAGTTGAGCACTATTATTAAGTATATCTTCTGGAGCATTTACTTTTCTTAACTCCAAATCAAGTACTTTTGATGTTGGTAAACGATTATGCTTTGCAACGAACTTAACAATTAAATCAAAAACATTCTTATGTGTGCCATCAAAATATTCTGGCTTTAAATAAGGTATAACTCTTCTACAAAAATCTTCGTTATTGAGTAGATGATTCAGTATCTGAGTTGGTAGTTGATTCGTCGTTTCCAATTCCTATCCTCGCTATGTTATTTTGTTGCCCCCATTCAAGGGAGTCCATTATTATATATCTTAGTACATCGCCTAAGTAATTTTTAAATATTTCACTTTTATTTAATTCATCGACTGTATGGTCAGCTGGGTCTAAGATAGTATAATTAAATGACAACTTACCTTGGTCATTTGCTTTATCTTCTTCAAAACTTACAGTGCCATAAGTCATTAAGACATCTTTCCATTTACCTTTTGTAAACTTTACACCAGTCATCGGGTGATTGGGATTCTCTACAAAGGTGTAGTGGGATTCGTCAATTTTCACTACTCTCCCTCTATCTCGATATCAAGGTCAACTTCCAATAAAGGTTTGTGTCCTATTGAGTAATAGGTTTTAACAAACTCTTTGAAATCAGTTTCTTCTAAGATTGGTTCCCAGAAAGCTTTTGTGAGAGTTTGCTTTTCTCTTACTTTTCCTTCTTCAATTTCACCGGTCTCTTTGTTTACTCTTGCATACCAACCTACGTTTGGTTTGGTGACATATCCACCAGCCAATGCAACTTGTAGTAATCCTGAGTATGGCTCGATACCACCTTCCCATGATACACCTACTGGTATTTTTGATTTCTCTTTTACAAACCTTGATTTCTCTACGTTAATAACAAAATTATAACCTGATACTTCAGCACCTGCTTTTACTTGTTGCCTTCCAATAATCCAGATATTATCAGCTGAGTAATAAATACCTGTACCACCACCTACAATATTCTTTGGAAACAATCCAATTTCTTTATAGGTATGATTAACAGCAAGTAAAGGGACGTTCTTCATTGTTAAATAAGGAGTGACCATTCGGAACAATCCCTTTAATGCTTTGGCTCTTGACATATCAGCTACAGATTTTTCATTCATAGCATCTTCTAATTCTTTCTTTGAAGCTAAATTACCGATTGAATCTATTACGATTACAACTTTATCATCCCTTTCGATTGCTTCCAATTGATTAACCAAATCAAATTTTAATTCTTCTACGTTTGTTATTGGTGTATGTAATACTCTCTTAGTATCAATTCCAAATGATTCAAAATAGTTTTGCGGTGAGCCAAACTCAGAATCATAAAATAACATGACTGCATCTTCATACTTGTTTAAATATGCTGCACCCATTAATAATGCAAATGATGTTTTGAAATGTTTTGATGGACCAGCTAAAACTGTTAGTCCACTTACCATTCCACCATCCATATCACCTGATAAAGCAACGTTTACCATTGGAACATCGGTTGATATTACATCTTTATCTTTAAATAACATTGAGTCGGATAAGATGTCCGTTGCACCAACTCTACTATTCTTTTTAAGTTTATCCATTACGCCCATATTAGTACCTCCTCTCTGGTCTTAGTTGTAGGGTTTTTTCTTTTTTTCTCCAACGTGCCACAGCTTCTTTGTGTTTACGTTGTCTCTTTGCTGAGGGTTTCTCATAGAATTCTCTTTTTCGAACTTCCTGGACTATTCCAGCTCGCTCACACGATTTTTTAAATTTTCTCAAAGCAACATCAAATGGCATTGGTCTTGCCGGACGTTTATCTCTGGGATGCCTCTTACGAGGTCTTAAATCTACACTTGGCATATATTCACTCCTATATTTTTCATAAGTATATCTATTATAACATAAAATCAGTCAATTGTAAACTGTTTTTTTCATATTCGTATGTTCTTTTCTTGTTATCAATTAGCATGTAAGGTGTTTCAATTAAGTCAACTTTATTGTTAAAATAATCTAATAGGTTTTGCACCATGTCTTCAGCTGTTTTCACTGGTACGTTTTGACATATGTGAAGGATATCTTTTGAAACTAAATTCATATCTTCTGGTAAATGCATAATTCTCATTGACTCTCTAACTGTTAAATATCTATCTTCGTATGGATGACATGTTTGAACTGGTAAATGACCAACAAAAGCTCCAATATAATTCTTAGCCCATGTTGTAGTTCTTCTCATTACATTACCACCCGACTTTATTTTCTTATTCATTCTATCTATAATTCCATAGTGCCTTTCATGTCCTTGTTCTTTTAGCCATGGTAAAAGGTTATCATAGGAATCGTTATCTTCTATATAATCAAAACAATTATTAGAATGTTCTAATGTATCGTAAAATTCTTTATGAT